TACGACGCCCTGGTGACGGCGCACGGCGGCGAGGTAGAGGTGCTGGAGGAAGCCTGGCAGCGGCGGTTCTGGCTGAACTTCCCCGGTACCGCGATTTTCCGGACCGAGGCCAGCATGGCCGCGGCAAGGCAAGAGGCGGACGCCCGGTAGGACGGGCGTCCGGTGAAGACCTGAGCGAGTGAAAGCCGCTCATTACGACGACAGAGAGGTGTGATTATGACTGAAAACAGGGTTTCCGGGGGGGTACCGGCCAACGGCCTGCCGGAGGGCGGGCAAATCGCCCCGCTGACGAACATCGCGGTGATCGAGCAGGCGATCTTCCAGCTGGCCGATCGCGGGGCCACCGACCCCGGCATGATGGTCGTCAGCGGGCCGTCGGGCTACGGCAAGAGCGTGGCCGCGGCGTGGGCGAAGGCCCGGCACCGCGCGTACTACCTGCAGCTCGATGACTTCGTGACCAAGAAGAGCCTGCTGGTGCAGCTCTGCCAGGTGCTGGGCTTGTCGGTTGACGGCAAGCCGCCGAAGGGCACGATTCAGCAGCTCGCCGAGCGGGTGGCGGCGCAACTGCACCAGGCGCGGCGGCCGTTGATCATCGACGAGTTCGACTTCGCGATCGACAAGAACCTGGTCATGGCGGTGTTCTCGATTTACGAGATGAGCCGGGCGAGCATCATCCTGATCGGCGAAGAAGCGATGCCGGCGAAGCTCAAGCGCTGGGAGAAGTTCGACGGGCGCGTGCTCGATACGCTCTACGCCGAGCCGGTGAGCCTGGAAGACGCGCGCCGCCTGGCGCGCGCCAAGAACGCCGGCCTGACGCTGGCCGATGACCTGCTGGCGCACCTGGTGACGATCGCCAAGGGCAGCGTGCGGCGGCTCTCCAACAACCTGCGGAAGATCTTCGAGACCGGCGCCGCCGAGGGCTGGGACCACTGCGACCTGGCCCGCTGGGGCGATCGGCCGCTGCAGCAGGCGGACGTCAAAAGGAGGGGTTCGTGATGTCGCGTCAACCTGCAGTGGTGGCGCTGGCGGGCGGCAAGAGCGCGCGGCAACGGGTGTGGGAGGCGATTCGCCTCCTGTCGGATGTGTCGGATTTTCTCACCGACGGCAGCTTCCTGGTTGACGATCTCTCGCGCAAATCCAAGGTGGAACTGCCGATCGTCCGCGAGTACGTGCGCTGCCTGATGGCCGCGGGCTATCTGCAGTGGGCGAGCACCGATGACCGCGGACCCGTTAAAAACCGCTATGTCCTGGCCAAAAATAACGGCGTCGAAGCCCCGCGCGTGCGCCGCGACGGCTCGCCGGTGACGCAAGGCCGCGGCACCGAAGCGATGTGGGGGGCGATCACCGCGCTCGACACCTTCACGCACGCCGAGCTGGCCCAGATCGCGAATGTCAAGCCGGCGACGGCGGCCAATTACTGCGGTTTCCTCGGCCGCGCCGGCTATCTCGACCTGGTGCGTGCGGGGCACGGCACCGGGCGGGGTGGCATCGCCAGCGTCTGGCGCTGCGCGTTGGTGCACAAGCACAAGCCGCGCGCGCCGATGGTCACGCGCCTGAAAGTCGTCTATGACCCGAACGTGCACGCCATCGTCTGGCAGCCTGGCGCCGCCGATGCCGCCGACGCGGCCGCCGACCAGATCGACCTGGGCGAGGTAGTGGAATGAGCGGCCCCTCGAATCCTCGCGAATACATGGTCGAGCGCTGGTTCAGCGTGCTCGAAGCGGCGGTGGAAGCCGACCCGCGCGGCATGGCGGGCGTTGCCGATCGGCTCGGCCGCGGCTGTGGCCGCACGGCGCTCTCGCTGATCCTCAGCGGCGCGTATCCGGCACAGCCGGGCAAGGTCGCGCGGCGCGTGCTCGAGGTGTACGACCGCTACCGCTGCCCGTACCTGGGCGCCGACGTGCAGGCGAGCTTTTGCGCCGAGACCGCCAGCGGCCCGGTACCGACCTGGGACCCCGCCGCGCTCGACTTGCGCCGCTGCTGCCAGACCTGCCCCCATCAACCCCCCGCTGCCTCAGGAGACCAGCCATGAACCCGCTTGCACCCACCCTTACCCCCACCCTGACCCCTACCCGCGCCGGCGTCGCCGACCGGGAAGTCGTCGAAGCGCTGCGCGACATGATCGAAGTGTTGTCGGTCATCCTCATTGAGTTCCCCGACGCCATCGACCGCGCCACCGTGCGCGACGCCATGCAGAAGCTCCTCGACGTCGCCCTGGTGCATGACGCGCTGGGCAACTACCACGTCTATCGGGCGATCGACGTCGCCGACGTGGATGCGGAGTTGCAGCCATGAGCACGCCCGCGAAAATGAACCCCCCGGCGAAACCCTCGGCCGGCAGCACGCGCGGCCAGTTGCTGGCGCGGTTGCACTGCATCAAGCACGAGCGCACCTGGTCGGATGACGAATACCGCGACATTCTGCAGGGCGTCAGCGGCCAGCGCAGCGCCGCGGACCTCGATTTTGCCGGGCTCGCGCGTGCCGTCGCCGTGCTCGGCGGCAAGCCGGTGCGCGTGGCCGCGGCGGCGGTGGCCACCGGCGGCGCCGGTGCCGATGGTCGCTTCCGGACGCTCATCGACCGGGCCAGCGCCGACAAGAAGCCGCTGCTGCGCAAGATTGCCGCGGTTTGTGGCGCGCTCGGCGCGGACGCCGCCTACGCCGAAGGCATCGCCAAACGTCAATCCGGCGGCGTCGCCAGGCGCCTGGAGATGATGAGCTACGACGAGCTGTACAAGGTCGCGCAGGCGCTGGCCAACACCCAGCGGGCGCGCCAGAAGCAGGCCACCGCGGCCAGTGTCGCTGCCGAGGAGGTGCCGGCATGAGCGCGCAGGTTCTCGGCTTTCCGGTCGCGAGCGGCGCCTTCCCGGCACTCGCCGAGCGGCGCGCGGCGTTGCAGACCGGGCGGTTGCAGATGGACTTCACGACGCAGTTGGGCAAGCTCGAACGCACGCTGCGCTGGCTCGATCGGCATCAGATCGAAGTGGTGGCGTTCGCCTGCTCGACGCTCAAGGGCGCGCGCATCCACGCGCGCGGCGCCGGCCGGCTGCGGCAGATCCTCAGCGATACGCTGTGCTCGCGCGGCCACCACGCCACCGGCGCCTTGCGCATCGAGCAGATGGAGGCGCGCGACCCGTCGACCGGCGTGCTGATTTGTTGGGAAGAGGAGATCCGCACATGACCATGACGCTGATTCTGCTCGCCTGGCTGGTACTGGCCTTGTTCTGCGAGCGCCTGCGCCGCGCGCCGGCGGTGTGGCTGTGCCGCCTCGGCCGCGCGCTGAGCCTGTGGCGCGTGCTGCACAAGCCCTGGCGCGTGGCCTGGCAGCGCGCCTGCCGGGAGATCGCCCGATGAACGCCAGCGAATCTCTTCTGGCGAGCGCGCCGGTCCCCAGGGAGGGGGCGATCACGTGGCGCTACGAGCTGGCGCTGCTGATGCGGCATACCGAGCGCGCGGCGGATGCGGCCCCGCCCCCGGAAGCCCAGCCGCCCGGACGACCGAAAGCGCCGCTGTGGCATCACATCATGGCGTGCCTGCCGGTGGGCGCCGAGCGGGCGCTGAGCCCCAAGCAGGTGCTCGCGCTGATTCCTGGGGAGGAGACCAGAGATCACGTATCCACCGCCTTGTGCGGCCTGTTCCGCCGCGGCTACTGCCAGCGCGTCGGCCCTTTGGGGCAATCCCGTTACTACCGTGAATCCTGAAAGGATCGATATGGCCACGAAAAGCAGTCCCCGCATCAAGAAAGCCGCGACGCCGCGGTGCGTGCCGCAAAGCCGTGAGCAGGTGGCCGACGCCATCGGCGAACTCGGGCAGTTGCAGCGCGAGCTGCAGCGCATCGGCGCCGACATGAACGACGAACTGGCGGCCGTCAAGGCGCGCTTCGAGGCCGACGCCGAGCCGTTCCGGCAGCGTCTGGAAGACCTCACCGCCGGCGTGCAGGTGTGGTGCGAAGCGCACCGCGAAATGCTGACGCAGGGCGGCAAGGTCAAGACAGCGGCGTTTACCACTGGCGAAGTGGCCTGGCGGACGCGTCCACCCTTGGTGACCATCCGGGGCGCCGAGGCGGTCATTGCCGCGTTGCGCCGCCTCGGCCTCACGCGCTTTATCCGCGAAAAGGCCGAAGTCAACAAGGAGGCGATCCTCAACGAGCCTGCGGCGATTGCCAAGGTGCCGGGCATCAGCCTCAGCCAGGGCGAAGACTTTGCCGTGACCCCGTTCGCAGCGCCCCTGGTGGCGGGCGCCTGATGGGCGCCCTGACCCTCGCGCAGCGCCGCGAAATCACGGCGGCGGTCGAGGAATGCCATCTCGAACTGCGCTGGGCGGTGGGCGATCACCCCGACCTGCCGCGCACGCTCGAAGCGCTCGCGCGCCGCATGTACCTGGCCGGGATGGCCAGCCAGCGCCCCGCCAACCCCTCCGCAAAGGAAGCCGCATGAACCCGGTCCTGACCCGAGAGCAGAAGCGCGCGTTCGTCGCCGCGCTCACCCCGCCGTTTGGCACCCTCCACCTGATGTGCGATGGCGATCTGATCTCGATGTACGTGTATCGCCACACCCCGATGGCGTATCGCGTGGCGGCCTATATCAACGGGCGCTTCCGGGGTGCGTGGCTGAATGCAGACACGCCATGCCCCGAGCAGAAGTATCTGCGACGGATCGCAAGGCCGCTGTTCAAGCCGGCCGAACTGGCGGATCTGCGCCGCGTGTATGGCGCCAAGAAGGTGAACAACGACCCGAGATACTGCCGCGAAGTGGTCTATTTTCGGCACGATTGGGCCAGCGGCGCCGCCGTCATCGCGCACCTCGCGCGCGTCTGCCAATCGATTCGGCTCGCGACCGATGCAGAGGTGTCCGCCATGATCCAGGCCGTGGCCGTCGGGGTCGCCGCGGTGGCGGCTGCCCCTGCGACCGAGATCCTCGACGATACGCTGCTCCCTAGCCGACTGCCGAACCCCATTCCAAACTCCCCCACCGCACAGGAGCCCGCATGAACGACGCCTTGAGCCTGCCGGGAGGCGACCTCGCCCCGGTGATGACCGCCGAGCAACTTGCCACCGCCGCCTGGGCGCGCTGGTATGCCCGGCACACGCCCGAAGAGGACCCCTCCGAGGGCGCCGACACCCCGACGATCAGCGAGCCGCCGCTCCTGGTCAACTGCGATGACCTGCTGTCGCGCCTGTTCTCCATCTGAAAGGAACCCCATGAAAACCAAGGAACTCGTCCGCACCGTCGCCAACGTCACCGGATTGTCCGATGCGGAGGTGATCGACGTGCTGCGCACCACCGCCGAAGTGGTCGCGGAAAGCCTGAGCCGGGATTTCGCGGACGTGTCGCTGCCCGGGTTCGGCAAGTTCCGGCCGGCGGTACGGTGGAGTCCCCGCATGCATCGCCGCTGCATGGCGCTCTTCCGGCCGTCGAAGCCTTTCCGGCACGCCGTGGATGGGAGTCTCTGAGCATGCCCGGAATGGCCCCCCTGACCCCCGAGGAACGGCGCCTGATCACCCGTAAGCCGGCCGGGCCGTACCTCATCGAGTCGTGGCCGCATCGCCCGGTGGCCGGGCCGCAACCGCTGCCCGAGCCGCCCTCGACGCTCGCCGTCGAGCGGCTGGTGTGGCGGATCTGCCACTTCACTTTGCTGCCGTTGCGCCTGGTTTCGGCGTTCGTCAGCGCCGACCGGCGGCGGCGCGGGGCCGATGCCTGACGCCAGACCCGCGACTCATGCCCCGTGCCGCACGGGGCATCGGCCGCAGGTTTAACGGAAACCCCATGCTCCCCTCAGACGATAAAACCGGCTACCCCGAACTGCTTGCCGACCTGGCCGACCAGGTCGCCGTTAAACTCGCGGCGCTGGGGATTGCCGCGGACAAAGCCGCGGATATTGGCTGGCACGTCGCCGAGCACATCCGCGAGCACTGGAAAGGGCAGTCGCCGTATATTCCCAAAGGCCAGGCGTACGATTTATCGAATCGCGACATTCAAATCTACGCCGAATTCAACGGCAGTAACCACGACGCCCTCGCCCGGAAATACAACCTCACCGAGATGCGCATTTACCAGATTATCAAAGCGGCGCGCGCCGCCCATATTCGAAAAACCCAGGGCGCGCTGTTTTAGTCGCCCGCGAAGACACGACGGGACTAAAGCCCTTTAGCTGATCCCGTCCGGGCTGCGGCCTATCCTGTGCGCAGGCGCCGTAACGGCGCCATGATCCGCAGCGCCACAGGACCCGCCAGGCCATGACCTTCCCCGCCGACTACGACACCCTCACGCGAGTGACCGCCGACGATTATCTGGACACGGCCGGCAAAGAGGGCGATGTCATCCTCGATCAAATACAGGACGCGATCGAGGCCACCCAGGCGGCGATCGGCAAGACCGGCGAGACGGCAGCCGGGACGGTCGAGGCGCGGCTGGCGGCGATCCCCGCGGCCATCGCCGGAGCCGTCACCGCGCATGAGGTCGCCGCCGATCCGCACGGGCAATACACCACCGCGGCGGAAGTGGCGAGCCTGGCCCCGGCCGAGACGGCGGCGACGATCGGCGCCCTGATCGCCGGCGCCACGGCCAAGGCGACGCCGGCGGATGCCGATCTGGTCGGCCTGTCGGATAGCGCGTCGGGTTGGATACTCAAATGGTTGTCGTGGATCAACCTGTTGCGCGGCGTCGCCGCATTCCTGCGTACAGGGGGATTGATCAATGCGGCAACGACCAGCACACCGAAAATTGTCGTTAACAGCGTTGACTCAATCACTGACAGCAGCGCAGATCAGACGGTATTAATCACATGCGCGTCTTCGCAGGGCAGCAAAATCGGCGCACAAAGCAAACCTTCCGGCGCCGCTGGTTCAAACTCTGACCCGGCAGCCGGGTCCGATTCCGAACGCGGGCTGCCGTGGAGTAACGATACAGCGTACCCAAACAACGGGATTGCTCACGTCTCAGTCGTGCTCGGTGGCTACGACCATGTGTGCAATCAAGAGGCAGGCACAGTCATCGGAGGCGGACACAATTACCTGCAATACAACGCCAGCGGACACGGCACAATCGTCGGCGGATCCAACAACAGAAACGCCGGCGCGCGCGGCGCAATCGTCGGTGGACTCAACAGCACCATCTCCGCTGCAGCAACCTATGCTGGGGTGCTGGCCGGCTCTGGAGCGTGCGTCTCTGCCAGTTGGGCTGTGGTCCTGGGCAGCGAAAACGCAATCATCAAATCCGGCGCAGACGGCGCGGCGATTCTCGCCGGGAAAGGCCATTCGATAGGCACAAACGCCTATTACTCGGCGATTGTTGCCGCTCAAAATGGGACGATACAAGACGCCCACAGCTACGCGATGATCATGGGGCGCGCTCCAAAAAGCGAATGCAGCGGTGCGGTTACGATTGGCGTCAGGCCCTTGGCGTGGAACGGAGACTGCCAGGCATCAACAGTGACAAGCGGCGTTCGCACCACGAATGCGACAATTACGTCACTCATGCCCGCGGAGGCCGCCTGGTCATTGGGGTCTAGCGTCTGCGCGGTATCGATCGTCGCGCAGGTCGTCGGAGTAGACGAGGCCACAGGCAATAGCGTGATGTTTACCTGGTCTGGCGTTGCGAAGTGGAACGGGTCGACGACATCCGGGATTTCTGATGCCGGGGGCACGTCCGTCAGCAGTCGGACCATGACGCAAGTGGTCGACGGCATCGGCTGTGCAGCCGTCGCGGTGGTGGCCGTTGATACTGGCACGCCTCGCTTTCGTGTAACAGGCAAAGCCGCGACAAACATCAAATGGTGCGGGCGCATGGATGTGTGCGCGGTGCGCGTATGACCGCCGCTACCGGATTATCCATCCTCGCCCGCTTAGCCGCCGCGCTGCCCGGCCATGCCCACTAAATACCGCAGCCACATCCGCTGGCGCGATCGCGTTACCTGGCGCGGCGTCGGGGCGCTCGGCGCGCTCACCCCGAACCCGCGCTACGTGGTCCGGCAGCGCGCCCGGTCGTACCGCGTGCAATGGCTCGCCAGTGAGGACCCTTCCATGAGTCGCAAAATTTGGCCGGCCAAAGACCCCGGCGAAACCCTCAATGCCACCTTCGACTTTGCCGCCGGCGTGCCGGCAGGCGTCACGCTGGACAGCGCCACCGTCACCGTGTCGCTCGCCGGCGGTGCCGATGTCGCCGTGGCTGGCGTCCTGGTGGGCGCCCCGGTGATCGACGGCGGCACGGTGCTGCAACGCCTCGCCGCCGGCGCCTCGGGCGCGACCTACACGCTGCGCTGCGTCGCCACGCTCTCCACCGGCAGCGTCCTGGTGCTCGCCGCCACCCTCCCGGTACGCACCGCATGAGCGACTGGGCCGACCTCGCCGCCGATCGCGAAGCCGAATGGCGCGCCGATGCCCTGGCCGAGCACGCCCGCCGTGCCGCGCCGCAGGCCTCGGTGAGCGCGGCCACCTGCGCCGTGTGCGAAGAACCGATTCCCGAGGCGCGCCGCCGCACCCTGCCAGGCGTACAAACCTGCGTCGCGTGTCAAGCCGAGCTTGAACAGGCACTCCAAATGAAAGAGAGGCGGTCATGAACCTGCAAATCGATTTCTGGCAATTGGTGGGGATGCTCGGCGGCGTCATGGCCACGGTGTTCGCCGGCGTCATCGGGCTCGCCCGCTGGCTGGCCGCCGAATACGACAGCCGGCAGGAAATGCGCTTTGCCCAGTTCAAGGCCACCGCCGACGCCGCCAACCGCGCCCATACCGACGCCCTCAGCAAACACATGCAGGACGGCGCGCAGGAAATCGCCCGCATCGCCGAACACGCCGAGCGGCTGGCACGCATTGAAGAAGCGGTGCAGCGCGGCCCGTCGCATGAGGATCTGAAAGGCGTGTATCTGCGCCTGAACGACATCGCCAGCAAGACCGACACCATGCAGGGCCAACTGCAATGGATCGTCGACAGTGTACGCATGATCATCCGCCGGAATGACTGACATGACCGAAGACGACAAGAAGCGCCGCAACTCGCTGCTCTCGACCCTGAATTTTCAGGGGGGGAACAGCGTGGCGCGGGAACTGCGCCACGAGCTGGAGGCCACGCACGGCATCGCCGTGACGCTGGACAAGGTGCGCGCCGACCTGCGCTGGCTGCAGGAGGTGGGCGCCGTCAAATTGAACGGCGACCTGGTGCAGATCACCAGCGAAGGCCGCGACCACGCCACACTGCTGCTGGCGCTGTTCTGATGGCGCACAGCCCCGAGCTGCGCATGCAGCTGCGCGCTGCCTACATCGGCGGCTTGCCGCTCGAACACGCCGCCGAAAAGGTCGGCGTGCCGCACGGCACCGCGCGCAACTGGTACCGCGCCGCGCGCGACAGCGGCGACGACTGGGACCGCTTTCGCGCGGCCAGCCTGATCGTCGCCGGCGGCGGCATCGAGCAGGCGCTCGGCCGCATCATCGCCGCCGGCCTGATGCGCTGCGAAGCGCTGCTCGAAAAAACCGCCGACGCCGAAGACCCCTTCGAGGGCGTCAAGGCCATGGCCACGCTTGGCGACACCATCGCCAAGCTGCGCGCCGCGGCCAAGAGCTTCATGCCCGACATCAGCGAAGCCGCGGTAGCCGCCGACACGCTGCAGGCGCTGGCCCGCTGGACCGGCGACAGCGCACCGGCGCGCGGCATCGTGGCGGCCGACCTGCTCGAAGGCTTTGCCGCGGCGCGCAAGCTGCCGATCGCCGCGTCTTTGGAAGAACTGCGCGCCCGCGCCCGCGCCGCCGGCGCCGTCGACAGCACCCGCGCCGGCGGCCTCTCCGACGACTCCGCCGAGCAGATCCGCAGCAAGATTCTCGGCGTTACATGAGCCCCCCATGAACCTGCCGATTAACGCCACCGCCGAGCCCAGAGAAGCCCGCACGCCGATGGCGCTGCTGCCCTACCAGCAGCGCTGGGCCAAGGATGCGGCGCCGGTCAAGGTGATCGAGAAGAGCCGCCGCATCGGCCTGTCGTGGGGCGAAGCCGCCGACACCGCGCTGCTCGCCGCCAGCGCCAACGGCATGAACGCCTTCTACATCGGCTACATGAAAGAGATGGCGCAGGAGTTCATTCGTGACTGTGCCGACTTTGCCAAGGCCTACTCGCTGGCCGCCGGAGAAATCTCCGAGACCGAGGAAGTCTGGCAGGAAGGCGAAGAGAAGAAGTCGATCTTCATCTACACCCTGCGCTTTCAGTCCGGCTGGCGCATCGAGGCGCTCTCCTCGGCGCCACGCAATCTGCGCGGCAAGCAGGGGCGGGTGATCCTCGACGAGTACGCCTTCCACAGCGACCAGAAGGAACTGCTCAAGGCCGCGCTGGCGCTGCTGATCTGGGGCGGGCAGGTGCATGTGATCTCGACGCACAACGGCACCGACAACCCCTTCAACGCGCTGTGCCTCGACATCCGTGCCGGCAAGAAGCCCTATGCGCTGCACCGCGTGAGCTTCCAGGAAGCCGTCGACGAAGGCCTCTACGAGCGCGTCTGCCTGCGCACCGGCCAGCCGCCGAGCGCCGCCGGCAAAGCGGCGTGGGTGCAGGGCATCTATGATCAGTACGGGGCGGACGCCGAGGAAGAACTCGACTGCGTGCCGAGCAACAGCGGCGGCGCCTGGCTCTCGCGCGCGCTGATCGAGGCGCGCATGGTCGACGCCCCGGTGCTGCGCTGGAAGCCGCCGGCCAAGGATTTCGCCCTCTGGCCCGAGCACCTGCGCAGCGCCGAGATGAAGGACTGGCTGGAGACGCACGCGCGGCCGATCCTCGCCACCCTCGACCCGACCGCGCGCAGCGGCTTCGGCATGGACTTCGGGCGCAGCGGCGACCTCTCGGTGCTGCTCCCGTACCAGATCGGCCAGGCGCTGCGGCGGCACTTTCCCTTTGCCCTGGAGCTGTCCAACTGCCCGTTCGACCAGCAGCGCGAGGCGCTGTACTACATCGGCGAGCGCCTGCCCCGGCTCAGCGCCGGCAAGCTCGACGCGCGCGGCAATGGCCAGTACCTCGCCGAAAAAGCCGTGCAGAAGTGGGGCGCCGGGCGCATCGAGGCGGTGATGCTCAGCCTCGCCTGGTATCGCGACCACAGCGCGCCGTTCAAGGCCGCGCTCGAAGACGGCACGGTCGAGCTGGTGCGCGATGCCGATCACCTCGACGACCTGCGCGCCTTCCAGGTGGTCAAGGGCATCCCCCTGCTGCCCGATACCCGTAGCAAAGGCCAGGACGGCAGCCAGCGCCACGGCGACGCCGGCGTCGCCTACCTGCTCGCCTACGCCGCGAGCCGCAGCGAATCGCAGGGCGCGACCAACGGATTTGAGTCCGTGCCCCGGCGCGGCGGCCATGATGAGGACCGCGACCTCGACGGCCGCACCCGGAGAATGTTCTGATGCCCAAACTCGTAGACCAATACGGCCGCCCGATCGACAGCGGGGCGCTACGCGAGCCGCAGACAGCCCGCGTCACCACCCTGCAGAACGAATACCTGACCGGCCAGCTCGCCGGCCTCAGCCCGGCCCGCGTCGCCGGCACCCTGCGCCGCGCCGACGACGGCGACCTCTGGGCGCAACATCGTCTTTTCAGTGATATGGAAGAGCGCGACGCGCACCTCTACGCCGAACTCGGCAAGCGCCGCCGCGCCATCCTCTGCCTCGACTGGACGATCGAGCCGCCGCGCCACGCCAGCGCCGCCGAGAAGGCGCACGCCGAGTGGCTCACCGAGGTGCTCACCGACGCCGCCGACCCCTTCGAGGAACTGCTCGTCGCCCTGATGGATGGCATCGGCCACGGCTTTGCGCCGGTCGAACTCGAATGGCTGAAGAACGGCGGCGAGCTACTGCCGGCCTTCCACCCGCGGCCGCAGGAGTGGTTCCGCCTGGACACGTCGCGCCGTGAAATCCGCCTGCGCGACGCCTCCGCCGACGGTGCGCCGCTGCAGCCCTTCGGCTGGGTCCTGCACACCTACGGCAAGGCCAAGACCGGCTACCTCGGCCGCATGGGCCTGCACCGCGTGCTGGTCTGGCCCTTCCTGTACAAGGCCTTCGCCATCGGCGACTTCGCCGAGTTCCTCGAAACCTTCGGCCTGCCGCTGATCACCGGCAAGTACTTCGCCGGCGCCACCGACGACGAAAAGGCCAGCCTGCTGCGTGCCGTCACCGCCCTGGGGCACGATGCCCGCGCCATCATGCCCGCCGAGATGGCGCTGGAGATCCAGTCCGTCAGCGGCTCCGGGCAGGGCTCACCGCACCTGGCGATGGTCGATTGGGCCGAAAGGAGCCAGAGCAAGGCCATCCTCGGCCAGACGATGAGCGCCGAGGCCAAGTCCACCGGCATCGGCAGCGGCAACGCCGACCTGCACGACGAAGTGCGGCGCGACATCCTCAAGGCCGACGCGCGCCAGGTCGAAGGCACGATTACCCGCGACCTGCTCTATCCGCTGATCGCGCTCAACCGCGGCGGCATCGACAGCCTCGCGCGCTGCCCGCGCATCGTCTTCGACACCGGCGAAGCCGAGGACCTCGCCAGCTACGCCGACAGCCTGCCCAAGCTGGTGGCGGCGGGCATGAAGAAGATTCCCGTCAGTTGGGTGCATGAAAAGCTGCGCATCCCCGAAGCCGCCGACGGCGAAGCGACGCTCGGTACCGCCGCACCAGCGGCAGCGGCAGCGGGAGACGGCGGCAAGCCGCCGGGCAGCAAGCCGCCGGGCAGCAAGCCGCCGCCCGGCAAGCTGCCGGGCGCAGCGGGGGCGGTGGTGGATCCCCCCGACCCGCCCGCCCCCGATAGTGGCCCCGCGGCGCTGGCCGCGCTGGCCGCGCAGGCGCGCGCCGAAGCCGAACAGGATGCCCTCGACCAGCTCGCCGAGCTGATGGGCGACGAATGGCGGCCGACCATGGACGGCCTGCTCTCGCCGATCGAGCGTCTCGCCGGCCAGGTCGGCACG